CGTCAAGAATTGTTTCTGTGCTGACCAAATCCATTAGATCTTGTTTATTGACATTGTGTTTCTTTAGGAAGAACGCCGCATAACTTTTCTTTTCTGAAAATATGGATATCAATATATCTGTAGCAGACACATCTTGCCTTCCTTGGAATAGTGCCTGCGTGAATGCACGATTCATGAGTCTTTCCAAAGATGCTGTTTTTCTAGGAGTCACTGGTTCCTTACCTTTGGACTTGATATCATTACATTTTGTATCAAGATAATTTTCAATATCTCTTATCAACGCACTAACATTTATTTTAAAGTCATGTAATGTCGTGCCTATGGACTCGTCTTTGATCAAGGCCAGTAACACATGCTCAACGGTCACATATTCGTGTTTTCTTTTTTCAGCTTCTCTGACTGCGTTTTCGAATATGTTTTCTAGGTTTTCCGTGCTTTCTAACATTTCCACTCCAATCTAAATATCCATGTTGTATTTTTGTAAAAGTTGCTAAATCTCTGTCGTCCCATTCCAGTTCTTGCTGTATAGCACATATCAATCTTTCCACGGCTTTCTGTGCCGGAGTCTGTTGTTCGTAAGTGCCGTTTAATATTTTCCATACCTTAGTCCGTTTTCTTATTTTGCTTTTTTCTTTGCCATTTGCCATCGTATCTTACTGACCCTTTTATTAAATGTAATACCTTCAAGGTGGTCGAATTCATGCTGGAAACACTTGGATTCCATTCCATCGAGCTTTGCATATTCTGTTTTTCCTTGTGTGCTTTCATATTGTACTTCTATCTGTTTTGGCCTTTCTACGTTTAACCATATTCCTTTAAAACTTAAACAACCTTCCACATCTACCACTTTCTCTTCACTAAATTTTGTTATACGTGGATTCCAAATTATAGCATGTTTTTTGAAAGTGTCAAATGAGTCATGCCCTATAGCAAAGAATCTTTTGGTAATGCCAATCTGGTTTGCGGCGAGGCCCATTCCCTTTTGATCCAGCATCAGTTTTATAAAATCATTTTCAAATTTTTCTATATCCGAATAACCTTGTATAGTGTCTACCGATTTCCAGTCCGAGCTAACTTGCATTAGCGTCTCGTGTGGGTATTGAAAAACTTGCATCATAAATCTTTTATCTTTTTCAAATCTGCCGCTGACAGCTGTGGAACAAGCACCATAACTTTCACATACAGATTTCCTCTAATATTTAAGGTTTTGTGTACTGGCATGCCTCTGCCTTTCACATTAAGCAATGTCCCTGGTTGTGTGCCTGCAGGAATTTTGACCTTTAACACGTTGTCATTCAACTCTTTTATTTCTACTTCGCACCCACGGATTGCGTCAAAACAACTTACAGTTTTGTCTGTGTACAAATCATTGCCACGCCTTGTAAATCCATCGGAGTCAAGCACACTCATCTGTACAAGCAAGTCACCACGTGGGACATTTTGTATTGAATCATCGCCCATGCCTTTGTATTTGAATGTGACCCCGTGTTGTACACCAGCAGGTATTTTCACCGTAGCAAATTCTTCCTTGCCTGACGGCAGTCGGTATGAAATTGTTTTTTCCATGTGTTGCATGGCTTCCTTAATACTCACGGCCATCCTCACATTGACGCTTTTATTGGCCTGCGGCCTGGATCTAAATGTCCTCGCCCTTACATTTGGATTGTTGCCGAATCCGAAGCCAGAAAAGAAATCTTCAAATATTTCGTCACCAAAGAAATCCTGTGAGCGGAAATGAAAATTGCCACCCTGTCCTGGCTGGCCATATTTCCTTATAGTGTCGTATTCGTGCCTCTTCTTTGTATCTTTTAATGTGTCATATGCTTCGTTGGCTTCTTTGAACTTTGCCTCGTCCCCACCTCTGTCTGGATGTTCTTTTTTTGCAATATCTTTGAATGCTTTTTTTATTTGATCAGAAGATGCATCTTCCTTCACACCTAGGATGTTGTAATAATTCTTCATTTTTTATATTTTATAACAGAATTGGAATAAGTCAACGTTTGGTATTTGGGATAGATTGTTTGCTTTTGTTTAGTGTCATTGCCCAAATGGTAAAACTTATTCTTTCGCCTTCGGTCGGTGATGTTGCCCTGTGTTTTTCGGTGGATCTAAATATTACTGCTTGGCCTTTTTTTAAAGGTGTTATAATTCTGTCTTTCATTTCGAATCCTGCGTTAGGAGCCGATTGTAGTTCACAAGTTAATGTGAAATGCCTTATGTGTGTTCTATAGCTTGGCCATCCATCATCATGCCAATTATATTGCTCTCCAGGTTTATAAAATGAAATTTGTGGCGTCTGTATCCAATCTATCACTGGCTCGATGGTATTAAGCATTTCAATCCATTTTTTCCATTGCATACTTTCTTTGTACCATACTATTCTATTTTTTCTAGCAGGGTTAGATGCATCTTTTATTTGATTTTTTCTTGCGTATGATATTATGTCATCACATTCTTTTGTCGTCAGAAATTGGAATGGTTCATATAGTTTCATCTATATGTAATTATTGTTACTTTTTGATGTCGGTCTTTTTACCGTTGACGTAAAGGCCAAACCAGGCCGCACCTGCACCAACTACAACCGACACAAATCCTGCCTGTGCGTTGTTTGGATTTTCAAGTGCCATGAACCACGTCATAGTTTGATAGAATGCAATTCCGTACAAAACCATCATAAGTCTTGGAACTGTTCTCCAATTTGACAAAAACTGTGGGAGTTCATCTCTCAAGAACACCCAAATGATCTTGATCAGTTCCCAACCGTCCTTCGCACCTTTTTTCATAATGCTGTCTTTTTTTACAATCAATTTGTCTTCTTTTAATTCTGCCATTATTTTAACTCCGGAATCTTATTATTTCTTTTTCTATGACCGTTCCAAGCAACAAACCCACCAATTCTTAGTGACCAATATGCAAGATAGTTCATAGTGTAGAAACCATTTACAACAATGTTGATGTCTCTGAATATTTCATCTGCTCTTTTTTGGCTCATGTCACCCATTGTTTTCTTTTTGTTTACTTCTAATAATGTTTTATATTTGTATGCGTAGTCGTGTACCAGTCCACCAATTAGTAAAACGCCCACGGGTGAGAAGAACGTTCTAAGGAATTTGGGAATACTTGCGCCATCAAAAACAAATCCAGACGGTATAACATATTCTGTTCCATCTATACTGTACTTCCAGTCCTTTTTAAGTTCCCAATTTCTCGTTGATAACAACCATAGTGCAATACCTTTCCAGAATCCTTTGCCTTTTGTTTTAATTTGAATAGGCTGTAATTCAGGAAAACCTTTAAAGTAAAACTTTATATCCGGTTTCTTTCTTTTGTCGGTGAAGTTAATGATTGCTCCAATGATTACGACCGCTATCAATACAGTCCATTGCCAAAATTTCATTGCTAGTGATATTATTAGTTCCATAATATAATCCTCGTTATATACGTATTTATTCGATGTCTCCTTGCACTGTTCCTGCTTTGATTAATTTTCTTCTATTTGCCATATGTTTGGCTTTCAGTTTTGCTTTGTTTCCACCAAAGTAAGGTACTGCGAAACCTTCTCGACACATAAGTTTTGATACTGGTTTGCCTTTATATAAGAAGTCTCCCAGCACTCTACCAAACTTTCCTTTCATATCTAGCCCTTTTTTGTTTATTGTGGTTTTCAAAATTGTTGTTTTTCCTAAAACCCTTTTCAACATTGCCTTACTAGCCAGTCCAAATTTCTTTTCAATTTTGTCTCTTGTTCTTGATTCGGGAGTGTCTATACCCATAATTCTCACACGTTCGTTCTTCTGCCAGATGCCGAAGCCTAGATCTATGTCTACGTCAACAGTGTCACCGTCTATGACCTTGATCACTTTTGCTCGGTAGGTCCACATACTATTCCAATATTATAGCTTTTATAGATTTTTCGCCCATGTAAATCTCAGTTTCAGCTTTACCTTTCCAACACTGATACTTTACACTTGGACTATAATTTCTTTCTGCATGGCGTTTACCTCTTAGGCATCCTGCCATGTTGTCTTGTATACGATGTTCCTTTATTTCTCCATTTACAAACATTAATAAGGCTACAACTGATTCTATCATGTTAGTTTCCGTTTTTATACACTATTTCCCTGTCAGCATCCTTCAATTTCTCAATAGACCTGAGTGCTTTTTCCATTTGCTCTTTGAGGAACTCTATGTTTACCTTGTTGTTTGCCATGTCGTCCAGGTGCTTTTGCATCCTGTCTACACTTTTATATAAATCTTCTATCAACATAAACTGTTCTATGTCTTGTGAACTTTGACCCAATTCACCTCTTGGGTATCTAATCCTGAAGTCTGTATTTTTTGTGACTTCGTTATGTAGCCTTTCGTCTTCGGCAGTCATGTCTTTCTCTAGTAGAACTGATTGTGTTTCTAACTTGTTCAGTCTTTCAATCACTCCAAAATAAGCCCAAACGCCAACCGCAACTGCCGCCACAATTGAAATTAGGTTCCGCATTGGCATCGAAATTGATGTTGAATCACTTATTTTCATTATAGTAGTATTTATTGACTATTACCAGAATCTTCGTAGTATTTTTTGTACTCTTCAAGCAGGTTGTTTGTTTCCTGTAGTTTTTGCCTTATCTGTGCAAAGTTTCTAGCCAGCACCTGGAAGTCTTTGTCTGTGATTCCAAATAACACAGGATCTATTCCTGCTTCTTCTAGTTTTTTGAATACTTCCTCTGCATTTTCACTTGTGATAATATGCCAGTAAATTTCCTCCATTTGTAATGGAGTTGGCATCTCGTAGTTTAATTTTTCCCTTGGTTTCTCAACTGAGAATATCTTGATCTTTTTCTCGCCACCTATACTACAACCTGTTAGTAATACAATTAACGCTAATGCAAATATTTTATTGATGTGGTACATAATTTGGATTTGCAAGTGCTGGGCACTCTGGGTTGATTTGTGATTTTAAAGTTGCTTTTAGTTCTGCTTCAGTATGCTCTGCACCTGATGCCAACTCGATACATCTTGCGGCGTTTTTCCCACCGTTGTTGACAATGCGTTCTATAGATTTTGTTCTTTCAATAGCCAACTTCCCAATGTCTCTGTTTTTCTTTGTGAAACGTTTGTCTAGATCCTGTAGATCTTTTTTGAATGTGTTGATCAACACATTTAGTTTTTTGTTGCTTTCCATTATTGCCGTAAAATCTTTTTTCTGTTGTTCCAACACCTTGTTCTGTTCTGCAACCGCTGTCTCTAATTTAATTTGATTTGCTTTCAGTGTGGCGTTATCTGCCCTCAATTTCATTACATACATACCTGCACCGGCTATTCCGGTGATTATTAAAACTGTAAATATCATTCTAATGCTTGAAAACATATGGCTAATATTTATGGTCAAATATACGCCTATAAGTAAATCAAATGGCTATCAATCATGTATTACCACCGTTAAGAAATAAGCCTTATGGAGGTGCGTGGAGCATCCACGACCCCGAGTCTGTTGAACATTTAAAAAACATCAACCATGAAATAGGTGATAGTAAAAAGTTCTTGAAAGATTACAAAGAATGGATATGCAGTGGTAAAAATTTTAAAGGAATACAAAATTTTGAAAACATTGACTTCAGTGCTGGCACCACAGAAACTTTTGGTCAATTCTATCATCAACACATCAATAAACGTCTACGTCTGCTGAAGGGAGAATTTTTTTATCATTGGTTGATGGGACGTAATTATTTCAAATCATGTGTTGACATAGGTGATGATAAACTCAGGTCAGGTGATGTGGTTGTAATGAGTTGTCCGTTCTCAGGCACAGGCAATATACCTGTCGACTTTTATAATATATTGAAGCAGTGCGAACAACTTGAAATTCCTGTGATGTTAGATCTTGCGTACATCAGTATATCAAAAATAGAAGAGCTCGACCTTAGTTTCAAATGTATTCATACAATTACCACGTCATTAAGCAAAGTTTTTCCTGTAGAACACCACAGGATAGGCATCAGGATGAGAAGGCAATTTTTTGATGATACTTTATTTGCCTATAATCAAAATGATTATGTAAACTTATTCAGTGTCAATATAGGTCACCAAATGATAAAAAAATTTAGTAATAATTGGCTATATGCAAAATATAAAGATTTACAAAAAGATTCCTGTGCTAGTTTACAGTTGACTCCATCGGACTGCGTAATATTTGGTTTAGATACATCTGGAAAATATTCTGAATACAACAGAGGTATAGACACAAATCGTTTATGTTTTAGTAGGATATGGGATAAAAGAATAACTATTTGATTATAACAAAAAACCACTCACCTGCAAAGTGTACTTGTCGTTGAATCCTGCGTTAGCACTGACGTGGAGAACATTGCTGTCCCATATGTGTCCATCTCCTGCCTTCCACTTCACATCAACCGTGTCGTCATACTGTATAAACTGTCCCATCTTCCAATCCTGGAGGTATATGTTTGCCCGTACTTTCAATCTCTTGTCATCAGGAAATTTTTTTTTGATTTGGAAAAAAGTGTCTCTGTGCAATGGAACCACTTGTCCAGGAGGTTGCTTTATAGAACTGACTGTAACCACCTCGACACCTAATTGCTTTCCTATAGCATCGAAATCAATTTGTTCCTTAGTATACCATAATTGATGTATTTTCGTATTGGCAAAAGTGTATGTTTCCGGAAAGCCACCATACTTTTTGTGTATGTCGTCAAGCTCGTTGATCTGATGTTTGATACAACTAGTAGGTTCTTGTTTGTATTCCTGCTCGACAAAAAAATTGTGATCGTAATCTAAAAAACATTTTCGATACATTTTATTGTATTAATCCTGTTTTATAGACGGTCTTGCCGTTCTCCTTCATTGCAGTCAAAACACTTTTACGATTTCCTTCTGACTTGTAAGAAACGTGTACCCATCCTGAATCAGGTATTCCTGGTGTATAAAATTCTAATATAAGTTGATCGAAGTCTAAGGTATCTGCAATCCATTTTGCCACATCATAATTAGGGGTGCCTGGACATTCTATATCCACAGCCTCGCCTTTACAGTGTTGCGACTTTTCTGAACCGCCTACAGCTTCGTTAAGTGCTTGGCCTCTATATCCAGAGTTGATCACTGTTACTCCAAAATTGTCTCTTACTTTCTGCACAACATTTTCAAAAAGACTCTTTGCCTTGGCAAGATGTTCTTCACCAGGCGTGTTGTCTATGCCTTTTCTTGTTGCTGTTTGACTTTTAGTAAATTCTTGTAGCGTGAAATTTTTTGATAACCTTACCATTTGTACTTACTTAATAGTGCAGACTCATCACCTTTGTTGAAAATGAATCTGTTTTCAGTGGTTTTGGTAATATTATAAGGACCAAAGTATTTTGTGAGATGTGTGCATTCTGCAACCGAATCTATGTCCAAAGCAAATGCTTTAGCTTCTTTCATGATTTCATTCGTAGATCCAACTTTGTGTATTTCAAATTGTAACTCTTGTTGTGTGCCTGCTTTTTTGACACTTAAAATATTGTCCTGCATTGCACATTCTAACATGTCGTATTTGTCAAAAAAGTTTTTTGCTTCACCCATTTTCATTTCATTGACCTTTTGTTCGTATGCGTCAGGAGTTGTTGGAACCATCTCCTGCATGGTACCTGCAGATACAAGAGTTGGATTTTCACCTTTGTGATAAGTGTACTCAAACTCGTCAATATTAGTAAGTTTTTTGAGGTCTTCCAAAAATTTCATTATGTGCATTATGACTCCGTCCTGTCTTGCAAACTCAACAAATACTTTGTGTTTGCCATCTGCCATTGTGCCAGGAGTTGCATCTGCATCTAAAATTTCTTTATATCCGGTCTCAGCAAAACGTTCTAGATCCTTTGCAGGCGCAAGTCCTTCTGCCGTAAAAGCAAGGACCATGATGTTTTTGTCATCGCCCATTTTAGATTTGTATTGGTCTATGGAAAAACGTTTATCGATCACGCCTTCCAAATCACCGGCCTTTAGTCCTTCATTAATTTGCATCTAAATTATTTTGATCCTGTGTTGCTATATCTGTTTCGTCTTGGTTTTGGATATTATCTCTGCCGAACTTAAAATTGCCAATCAGTTCTTTTGGCATCTTTATCTCTACAATCCAGATTGGATGTGCGTCAATCTTGCCCTTGGTTGTGCCAGGCCTGTAATCTTCTGGAGTCTTAATCTGTCTTGGCTTCAGTAATTCGTCTCGTCTGTATGATACTTTACATCCTCTGTCAAGTAGTCTCTGTCCACCAGTTGGATCTGGCATCCTGTCTTCAGGCCACATGAAACTACAAGTGACAAAATGTCTAGAATCTTTTGGGCCCTCTAGCAGTTCACCGTCCTGCCAATTTTCGAACACATATAGGTCTAATTCGTCCATGACCCTTTCGTAGTCCTTGAGTATGCCCAAAGTAGGCCCTACGGCGTATAGCCCCTGTACATTACGGATTATATCTAATACATCGTGCATAACGCTTATTTATGAGTAAAATCTGCTTTGTAAAATATGCATACTTTTTGGCCCATGGACAACATTAAATATTTGTACATGAGTCGAACACAAAGACACATCAAATCACAACTTAACACAATCAACGAGGTATCAAATGCTATTATTCAAAAGCCAACAAATGCGGCCTTTGTATCAAAGGAAATTATGGAAACTTATAAGGAAAAAAGGAATCTACGACAAACGAGTAAAATTGTATATGTTAAATCAACATTGGCTGAAAATACGAAAACAAAAAGACAGAAGAAGACGGAAAGTGTTAACAAAGTTATGGAAAATGAGGCAGTTGGCGCTACTTAAACGCATGTACGGTATCAAGATTTAACAAAGGAGTCGATAGCATCTTTGTAATATTGATTGTAGTGTTCAAACATTCTTTTGTATGTGATGGCCTCTGTGTTAGGCAATTCGTTTTTCAATATTTCTTCATTAACAAGATCTAACACAACCGAATATTCTTGCATCTTACCTGGTCCAATTTTTTTGCGAGACAGGGTGACCAGTTCGTCAAATTTTTTATCTGGCTTCAAGGTGTATTTCACACAGAAGTATCTTTTTTTTGCATGTTTCTTACCCATTTGATAACCTTGCTAATTTGATCATCACACTGGCCAAGTTTATTTCTGGATCAGCAACAAACGAATGATCAACCAATCCTTGTTTGATTATCAACACTGCTTTGTCTTGTTTGTCCTCATCTTTGGAGATTATATCTAAATTATCATATAGCCATCTATATATCTCTTCGCACTCTTCTGGCCTAGCTTGGGCACACACAAGTTTCCTTGCTTCATTTATTTTCCCCGCTTTGAACAGTTCAACCATTTGTAATCTATAATCCTGCTGTCCGGAATCACCTGATTTTGGTGTCATCAGTTTGCCGTCTTTACAATTCTGTTGTATCATGTTGATACATTTTCTTAAATCAGGATAACTTGCTTTGACATATGTGTCTAGCACTTCTATGTCTGGCTCTATCTGTTCTGCAATCAATATTTCTGCTGTTCTTGCCGTGAATTCGTTTTTGTCTATTGTCTCCATATGAAAGCCTTGACATCTGCTGTGTAGTGCTGGAATGACTCTGTTGGGATAATTGCAAGTCAAAATAAATCTTGCTGATGTATGATACATCTCCATTACACCACGAAGTGCCGCTTGTCCGTTTGGACTCATATAGTCTGCTTCATCCAACAGCACATACTTGTATGACCCAAAAGGCATTATTTGTACAAATGAATTGATCTTCTCTCTAACAGTGTCTACTGAATTTTCTCTTGAAGCGTTTATTTCTAGTATGTCATAACTGCTCACGTCCAGTTCTTGGAATAGTACTTTCGCCAATGTAGTTTTACCTACTCCTGGAGCACCACTCAATAGCAAATGCGGAATAGCTTTGTCATCAATCCAAGACTGTATCTGCTGTCGCTGTGCCTCATCTCTGACAACATATTCTTTTAATGTTTTTGGTCTATATTTTTCTACCCAAAGATCTTTCATAATACAAATGTTAATACTAACAGAAACACTCCAACCATTGCAAGGAAATAAACAGGGGCGTGTAGCAAAGGAATCAAACCGACCCACCTTATAAATGCTTTTATCTTCTTAGCCATTTCCTCGCCGCTTCGATGGGATTTTTCAAACCTTCATAAGTGCTATCTATAAATTTTATATGCTTTGATAATTTAACATTCAAATCATCAATTGTTTTTTGTAGTTTATTAATTTTTTCTTGTAACTTTTTGAGCTCTGTATCTTTAACCATGCAACTATTGTACAGTATTTTCGAGATGTTGTCTATACAATTGTTCTGCCGCTATGTTTTTACCTTTAGCTTCTGTCTGTATGTCAAAGTTTTCTCCAAAGCTCAAGGCCCAGTCATTCACTGCTCGGTTTGGTAACAAGTCAGAGTGTGCTCTAAGTTTTTGTTTTTTGCATCCACGTTCAAGCAACATTTTAATATCATGCATTTCTGTGTGTGTCTTGTTACCAAGATTCGCTACTGCCAGGTGTTCATCCCGAGAATAAGAATAGTGCATTGTAGGACGTTGTCCACGCCATGAATCAATCACTCTTTTGACCCTGTCATCGGTTGCCTGTATGTATTCTTCATCACGAATCCAGTGATGATGTATGTCCATGACCAATGCAAGATGTTTTTCCAGTTCGAGACTGGCATCAAGGCCCCAACCCATTTCGTCGTTCTCGATTGTGATGAGATTTCTAGCTTCGGGTGATAATTTTGGTAGTGCGTCAATAATACCTTGTGGTCCACGCCTGCCTGAGATGTGTACATTGATCTTGCAACCATCTTGGAATGATTTGCCGAATCCCATCCATCTAGCCATGTCGACGTGGTATTCAAATTCTTCAACACTTCTTTTTCTTATGTCTGCACTCTCACTGCTTAGGACACAAAATTGTCCAGGATGGAAACTTACTTTCACATCGAGTTTTCGAGCCATTTCACCAACAGGTGCAAATATCCTTTCACAATGATCTTGTATGTGAGGTTGTTGCCACCAATCGATCCAATTAGCTTCTGTGTAGCCTTGCAACATTTCACTCCCTAGCCTCACCATCCTACGTTCAGGTGGAAGCGAACCAACACGTTGCACCAACTTCCTTGCCGCTGTGGCATTATGGTTCATGATGTCCCACTGCCTTTGTACCGCATCTTCAGGGTGTTCTCTAAGCCAACGCATGGTAGTTGATCGGCCGTTAAGATCTCTGTCCTTGGCATTAACCTTCATGCCACCAAATTCAGAATGGTTGTTAAGCCATTTACAACAAAAACCTATACGCATGATAGTAATTTTAACATGATTTTTAAGATTGTCAATCTTGGTAAAATGCCCATTGCCCAATTATGTTACTACATTTCAATTTGAATCCGTATTCTCTATCTATGTCACGCAAAACTTTGTTTGCTTTTGCCATGCTTAATCCTACATCTGCTGGAATTGGAAGTGCTTCTATTTCTTTTTGTTTCAATTTTTTTGCCGCCTGTACCCTGTGCCAACCATCCGTAAGCAAATAATATCCAGAATCTTTTATCGGCGTAACAAGTATTGGATCCCACAATTCATCCTTGACTAATTTTCTAATCCATCCTTTTTTTTCTTTATTAAGAGGACGCACCGCACCTAATCCAAGTTCTGCCATTGTAACGAGTTTATCTATTGGTACGTGTGTTCTTTTGATATCTATCTTTTTAGTCATTACCTGGTAGTGATGTCATCTGTTGCATACCACCAGTGTTTACATATCCGGCTTTTTTTCTATTGTGTGCTGGTTCCTCCTCGGAAGTAAGTAATATATCATTTTCATCAATCATTCTTACTTCTAATTCTTTTCCTTCCTTCACAACCTTGAATGCTCTCGACCAACGACCATGTGCTATCATGATCCACTCGCCAACTTTGACATCTTCCTGATCACGGCCGACGGCATAAACTTTTGCCCAACGTGGATGTATTCCACCTGCTGTGCCATCGTCGTCAGGTACAATTATTCCACCTGCTGTTTTGGTCTCACCAAAATGCATGTCGCTGACTAATACTCTTTTTTTCAAAGGAACAATATCATGATTTACTTTGTATTGCTGACCACCATGCGATCCGAAACCTTTGTCCTGTAAAGATTTTATGCTGTCTGCCATAATGTATTATAGCAAAATTATTCTATGCCGTCAAGTGCGGCGTCAATGCCTTTTTTCTCAGTAGTGGGCTTTTTTGCCACTTTGGATGATTGAGGTTTTGGTGCCACCGGCACTGTCTTCTGGGCTTGAGCCACCGTTGGTTGTGGAGGCGTTTTTCTAGCAGGAGTGGGCTTTGCTCTTCTTGGCGTGTCGTCAACTCTGCCTTTTGGTTGCTCATAATATTTTTGTATTACTTTTGCCTTAGGCGTAACTACTTGTCCGCTTTTGCTCAGCACATCTCCACGTGCATTCACATTCATATTGCCAACTGCCCGGACGTCTTCATTTGCGCCTCTTAATTTTTCAATGTCGATCATGCGTCCCTGCATGGTTCTGTACATTCTTTTTCTGGGTGCTCTTGCTACCATTATATGCTCCTATTTGTAATTACTTATCATCTTAAAAATTCACGGTGATCCAAATTGTACAGCATGGGATTTATTTTATGTACACCGATCAAAAATAAGCAGAAACTGGCTACCGAACTGCCTCTTCCTACTCCCCATACCACATTGTTTGCTCTTAGTGTGTCAACAAAATAGATCAAAAATTGCAACACCTTGATAAATTTTTTCTCCTCAAACAAACTATATTCTGTTTGGACCCGGAATCGTTCTTCGTCGTTTTGGCATTTTTCTAATAACCATTGCAGGACATTCAACTTGCTGTAATGTTCAGGCATGTGCCATCGATCGCTATTGGCCTTGTCAAACTCAACCACATCAGAACGTTCCGGCACCTTGTGTATTTTTGGCAAATCCAAACCAAGCTCTTGCACTGTGTTGTTATATTTGTCAGTGGAATCGAAGAAAAGTTTTGTTATGTCAAAATCTGGATCTGTGTAGAGTAAATTAATTGCATCTTGCTCTGAGTAAATGCAATCGCCGTGTTTATTTGTTTTTATTTTTTCCACCATCTAAAACCTTTGGACTGAATTCAAATATTTTAGCATGGTCTTCGTGCTTCTTGTCAACAGGAATATTTGTTTTGTTCCAACTGAAGTGTCCTGTGTAGATGCCTTTTGCATGTTCCTCATCATATGTTGCAGTGTCTGGCCTTAACCACCATGGATCGAATTTGCTAAATTTTTTACTAAACCAATCCTTTTGATCTAATAATAGCAGTTCTGGTGAGTTTTTGTCAACCGAATAGGTAATACCATCTCCTTGCCAACTACTTAACTGAAGATTGTTAATTATTATTTTGCTATCTAATACTGCATTAGCCTTGCAAAAACATACAGCCGCCATTATTTGATCATAGGGAGGTCTTGGTAATTCAACAAATCGGTTATTGGTTTGCTTTTTCAAAACTGGATACAAAGGTTCGTCACGCCATGTCGTGATTGTGTTGGTGAATACTCTTTCAAATAAATTTTTCAATCTCTCGAAGTAGTCGGATTGTTCCTTTAGGTCGGGCGTGTGTGCTGAGATAAAAATATTTAAATCATATTCGTTCGGAAAGAGTTCTCCGTCCACAATTATAATAGATTTAAATTTTGTTTTCCAACTGAATTGATTTGACATCAACATTACTTACTATTCAATATTGATCAAATCTCCGAGATCTGGTTCGTTACGGGCCTTCTTGTAGTTCTTGTGCCATTCCTCCAATCGTCTCTGCTTGATGGCGTCCTGGTATGTTGCCAAAGCCTGTTGTAACCTAGCAAGTATCTCGGGGTTGCGTCCTCTTCTGGCAATGTTTACTTTTCTGGATAGTTCTTTGATCCTTTTTGATATATCCTCATCACTCATGTTTGCTATTTCTTCTTGTAAAGGATGAAAGTACATCACCACCTCCCATTAGATGTAGTTGGCGCCGAGTTGATGCATCAAAATTGTAGTGCCGTTATCAGGAGTCAGGAACTCGTATAGGTGTCTACCAGATGTTGGTAAAGTTATTGTGTCGGACGAACCGTCGCCACCGGTAACATTACCTGCCACTATTACTGCTGAAGGAATTGTGATTGTGTGTGCTACATCCGGTATCGTAACATCAAGCACAATTCTGCCTAATGAACTTGCGGCTGGTAAATTTGTGAACGACAAAGTAATTGAAGCATTTGTAGTCAATGTTTGATAGTGTCCATTAGCATGATTAAGAACAATGGATCCTCCTGTGGTACCATGTGCGTAAATTGTTTCACTTGTGTCTTTGAATTTTGCCCTTGTGACTTCGTTATCTGCAAAATCACTTGAACCATCGAGACTGGCTTTGTTTGACTGTAATGCCTCAATCTCGGTTTTTGCTTCGTCAAAATTAGTTTTTATCTGTGTAAAATTGTCTCTGAAACCTTGTGAACTATTATCCTGTCCTGCTTTAGGATATCCTGTGTCTATATTTCCTGGTACTATGTTACTTGCCATTAAAATATTCCTTTGTGTCTAAATTTAAGATATTTATCGTTCAATCTGTCCACTGTGATTATTGTGCCATCGGTTGGCGGTGCTTTTCTAAAAGTAATCGTGGTTTTAAGATTTGTAGTGTCATGTGCAAGATCAATACCAAATTCATGATCAGCTGACACCAGATCCGAATCTGCTCTATAAGAATTTGGATCCAACTGATTGTCTGCTCTTATACCAAAACCTACAAACACACGTGTTGCCCCTTCTTTTACCAACATGTCTTCCTCATGAACTATTTCGTTAAGTTCAAAAGTGCTTGTGGATCCATCACCAGTAAATTGAGCAGGTGTGACCGTGCTTTTGTTGAACTTGTATCTGTCAATTATAAAATTAATATTCTTAAACTCCAACCCTTTGTCAGTAATTCTTTTCTTTAGCAATTCACTTGTGCCAGGTTTGCAATAACAAATTACCACGGCCGGCACCCACCCTAACGGTGCAAGGTCTCCAGATTGTGTTGTTCTCATCCACAATGGCAAATGTGTCCATTCTTTATGTCCAAGGCTTTTCATACGTGTCCTCATGTTTGCCAAGGCATTTGGATATAATATGTCCATGAAGTCAAGGTCAGCACTCAATTGGTTTGCAAATCTTACTTTAGAGCCGGATGTGCTAAATGCCAATCCACTTCTGTGTGTGACTTCATATACATCTGCGTCAGCGGTGATTTCTGTAGTTCCTGCTCTCGGCCCAAGTATAGGTTTTTCCACACTTGATCTAACTGTGACCGATGATCCAACTGCGTCCCCATCGTTGTTGACAAGATTATCTTTCATGTCAATATAAACAACCTCGTACTTCACAACGCCATTTTCTTTGGCCACGGCAGTTTTGATATCACCAAAATACAAAGTTTTGGGAGCATGATTTTGTTCCATTTGATTTTGGAGTGTGGTCAATGTTTGATTTTGTAAACCTGCTATCAATAGCATGTCAGGTTTATTTTTCATGCCAAAATTAGAATCCTCCGGTCTGTATATGTATTCAGGTGAATTAATATTCCTGTCTTGTGCTATGTTGTAGAATATATTTTGATCTATGAGACTTGTTGCCTCCCCAAACATGGATCCATGTTCTTTTGTGGTGAAAGGAATGTCCACGTGGATTGTAAATTCTTTTGATGAGGCTGACTGCTGATATTGATCACTCACGTTGACCGTAAAAGTAAAAGATGTTGTTGAATCCGTAAAGTCATCCTTGTCGACTGTGCCTATTAAATTGCCTGTGGATGATAGCGTGATTCCTGTGGGCAGTGATCCTTCCGTCAGAGTATATGTCAACACCCTGTTGGAATATTCCGATTCTGCTTCGATGGAAAGGAGGCTCGGAATATCAGCTGTTAAAGTGCCAACAGTGGCAGGCGTGGTAAATGAAATTCCAATGTCTATACCGCCTATCACTTTCATTGTGAATGTTTGATCTGTGAACACGTTAGTGTCCGTGGCTATTTCTCTGTTGACCCTCATGGTGAAAGTAAAGTCTGTTTCAACTGCCTCCTGTTTGGCCAATGTGCCTGATATTTCACCATTCGTGCTGTTAAGACTTAGTCCTGGTGGTAATGATCCTGATTGTATTGAATACACAAACGCGGCCTCCAAAGGATCAGCATCTTGAACATCAATTTTTATCACTGTTTGATTGTCATGCCTGAATGTGCCTAGATCGCTTGGGGTTAGGAAGATCGGTCTTCTAAATGTGCTAAAGTCCATTGTTAGTTGGACTCCACCTATTAGAGTTTGGTCAATTGTAATTTCCGTATTTGATACCACAAAGTAATTTGCGGAAACAACATGTATTTGATTTTCCTGTGTGGTAAAACTTGTTCCGTCAAAAACCCTGACGTTAAATGTGTAATTTTTACTCAATATTGTTTTACTTGAAAAATCATCGTCAGTCAACTTAACAATACCACTAAGCAGTCCCGAAGAACTTAGTGTGATGCCAGGCGGTAGTTCACCGCTTTCGATTTCATAAGTTAAAGAGTGTCCGGACCTTGTATCCACATCAGTGGCCTGCACTTGGAAATTAATTTGTGCGCCGTCCAACACCCAAAATACACCAACACTGGTTGAATCATCCAATTGTAATCTTCCAGATGCTGTTGTGAATGTGGGATTGTCCTGTCCTTCCACATCAAGATAGAAACTTCTGTCTGTGATTAGGGAACCAGCAGTCGCACGAACAACGAAGGTGTATCTTGTTCTTTTCTCAACTTCTGCTGGTATCCCTGTCAGTAAGCCTGTTGAAGTAAGTTGCATTCCTGAAGGTAGGCTTCCTGCGATAACGGAGTAAGCAATAGCCGTAGAGTCACTGGTGTTCGCTTCCAATTGCTGAGAAAACGATACTTTTTCGTCTATAGACGCCAGTTTACCTGCTGTGGTTGTCCACACGGGTGTTGACATGCACTTACTCCTTCACCAGTATTTATTAAGTTTTTGGCGTGTTATTATGACTGATCGTAGAAAGGTATAACCCTTGTTGTGCCTGCTATCTTGACCTTGATATATCCTGTTGGTTGTCCAGGCAATGCTGATGCACCCCCGGCAGATCCGACTGTTGATTGTGTATCGGTCAAGATATCAATTAATCCTGTGCCGTCTGTGTCTAATTGTAAGTCAGCATTTGATACATGTGTTGTGATCTTGTTAGCTGTTATCGAAACTTCTTCCAGCACCACTGATCCTGTTCCTTGTGTTTCTAATATAATATCAGAGTTGGTAACCGCCGACTTAATTTTAGCATTATCGGCCAAAAGTATTTCGGTTTGTGCGAATAAAGCCGATGCAGTCAACAAACTAGGAACTGATACGTTAGATCCTCCAATCGTCACTTGTCCTGTAGCATTTGGATTGATGTTGACATCACCACCTGAGTTTGTAGCAACTATTCCATTACCGTCTATTCTAATGTTGTCGACATCAAGTGTTCCTGTAACAACAATGTCACCTGTCGTATTAACATTCCCAGTTGTCATAGTTGAATCAACTATTACTGTTCCAGTACCGTTTGCAGAAAGATTTAAATTGGCGTTTGACGAATTTGTTGTAATTGTGTGATCTTTAATCCTTACAAAATCAATATCTGATTGACCTGTAATTGTGTGTGTGCCGGTGGTTGTAATATCAGTTGTTACCAAAGTTCCTGTAACATCAAGTTGTTCTGCAACAGTAATTTTACTAGAATCGGATGAATCTAATGTTGTTCCATTTATTCTTAGGGCACTTATCAGTACATCTCCTGTTCCGCTTGGTTGTATACTTAGGTCAGCATTAGAACCATTTGATGCAATAGTATTTGTAGTAACTGAATTTGCAGTCAAACTATTATTAATTGTTGTAGCACCGGTCAAAGTAGTAGCGCCGGTAACTGCCAATGTTGTGCTGAATGATCCAGATGTGCCTGTTAGAGCACCTGTTATATCAACCGCCTCTGCCAAAGTGATTGCACTGGAATCTGATGAATCCAATGTTGTTCCATTGATCCTTAAAGCACTTAAAACAACATCACCAGTTCCACCTGGTTCTATAACGATATCCGAGTTTGACGGAGATGAAATAGTATTGTCGTTAACTGTTAAATTTTCTACAACAACACCACCTGTTGCATTACCTGTTATGGTTACACTGCCATTGGTTGTGTTTGTTGTGATTGTTGTGCCATCTATCTGTATATTATCTGCCTCGAACACACCAACGACCTTTGTCTGATCACTTGATGCATTTCCTAAATTTATGTTTCCGTTTGCAAATATATCACCAGTAGCTGTAATGTTTCCTGATGCTGTGATGTTGCCACCAACATCTAAATTTTCATTGATGTTTATCTGTGTAGAGTCACTGGAACTCAAACTGGTGCCGTCTATTCTTACTGCACTTGCAACAACACCACCTGTACCTGATCCAGATAATACAAGATCCGCATTAGACTCATTTGCGGAAATTTGATTGCCTGATATGGTTACCTGTTGTCCAAAAGGTGATGCACCGTACAACTCCGTGAAGTTTTCGTTAATTTTGTTAAACGCTGTTCTTAACGGATCACCTGTTTTGTCGTTGGCCGAACTACCTATGTTAATTGTTTGTTTTGCCATCTTATATGCTTACCTTCACTGTTGCACCATCTCTGTAAAGCCTTCCCGCTGTTCCTGGATCGCTTGTTGGTAAATTTGTAAAATCAATCTGTGAACCTGTTACAACCAAGTTGCCATTTACATCCACTGCTTCTGCTATTGAAATTTTGCTTGAGTCATCCGAACTTAAAGTTGTTCCATTTATTTTTACTGCCCCTAATACTATGTTACCTGTTCCTGATGCTGACAATATTAGATTGTCATTGCTTCTTGTGCCTTCGATATGATTATCTCTAATTTGTATGCCTTCCAATTCAATGGCACCTGTGCCACTTGCTTCCAATACTAAATTGGCATTTGAAACATTGGAACTAATTTTGTTTCCGGAAAAAGATATCTGAGAATCTGCCGCAGTCTCACCATACAACTCTGTAAACATCGAGTTGATCTTGTTGAAAGCAACACGTAACGAATCACCTGTTCCGTCGTTTGCTGTAGATCCTATGCTTATGGTCTGTTGTGCCACTTGTATCTTCCTATGTTGATACAATATTTATTAGATATTTTATAAACCTAATGTAATTTTATACGTCTATATAGATGGCTTGAAATTTGAATACTGTGCTATTATCGGATATATTCGTGACCAAAACTCTAGCATTGCCACCGCTGACATCTGCAGAAAAAGTTGTCAGTGGTCCGGTGTAGTTTGTGGTTGATCCGAAAGTGGAAATGTAGGCGTCGGAGCCATCATGCGTGACATTTGCTTCCACTATCTCGTATCTGCCGTTCGTGGCGTCAACGATTGATATGAAATATTTTGCACTTCTGTATGTTCCAACGGCAAAAGTGTTCAACACAGTTGTTGCAGAACTTGCCACTGTGGTTGTTGCATCTGCGATGTCGGAATGACTCAAACTAGCACCAGCTGTACCAAAAGATAGCACTCCCAGTCCGTTTGTTTTTATGAACTGTCCTGATGATCCATCCGATGTTGGAAAAGTGAATCCACTTATTGTAACTCCACCTGTTCCGTTTCCGGTAAGTTCCAGATTGGAATTGGATGCATTTGCAGATACTGTATTATCGGTGATTGTGACTCCGTCTATGGTCACTGATGTATTTGCTGTCAATGTAGTAAATGTACCAGCCGCCGCAGTAGATCCACCTATCGTAGTGCCATCAATTGTTCCTCCGTTGATGTCAAGATCGCTGTGGACTATCACGGTTCCTGTTCCACTGGGTTGCAATTCAAGATTGGAATTTGATACTGTGGTTTTAATTATGTTGTCTGTAATGTTAATATTGCTGTCTATGGTTAGACTGTCAACTATTACTGATCCTGTACCTCCAGGCACCAGGCGTATGTCTGCGTTTGAACTTGATCCTATAATGTTGTCATTGAAAGTCAAATTGTCAATAGTAACAGTGCCTGCTATTGTGGTTGTGCCAGTAACTGTAAGATCCCCGAGTGTTGTAAGTCCATCTACAGTCAATGTTCCTGTGGTGCTTAAATTTTCATTTCCAAAACTTATTGCTCCTGATGAATCAGTGATTGATCCATCGGCCAATGTGAGGTTTCCTATCGAAGAGCCTGATCCAGCCGTCATTGTGCCTGTGGTGCTTAAATTTTCGTTGCCAAAACTAATTGCTCCTGATGAATCAGTGATCGATCCATTTGCGATTGTAAGGTTGCCGAATGTAGACCCTGTTGCCGCCGTTACTGTTCCTGTTATGGTTGCCGCACCTGAAGTCGCTAGTGTTCCGTCTACAATAAGTCCTTCGTTAATATTGATCGAAGAAGAGTCATCTGAGCTTAGGGTGGTTCCATTAATGGCTATTGATCCAAATACTACTCTTCCTGTGCCAGATGGTAGAAGATTGATATCATCATTTGTACGTGTGCCCTCGATATTGTTGCCATTGAATTTCAAAGCAGGTAAAACAACAGCTCCTGTGCCGGCAGGTGCAAAAACAATATCATCATTACTTCTGACTGCACTTATTTCGTTGCCAGTAAAAGTTAATGTGTCTGTGCTGATCCCTGGTGCATTGTATATCTCAGTGAACATTGTGTTCACATTGATCATTGCATCACGTAATGTATCACCTGTGCCGTCGTTGGCGTTTGTTCCTACATTCAAATTAATTCTTGGCATCCTACGTGTTCATAACCTTTCTCACGACCGTTACAGTGTGTGTATTAGTGTTATTTATTGTTCCCCTTAGGCGCACATTTCCGCTGTCAATATCTGCACTAAATGTCACAGTATCATCTGAGGCATTTGTGGTTCTTCCAAAAACAGACAAGAATGCGTTACTGCCGTCGTGGGTAACAGCAACATCACAAATTTCATAAAGTCCAAGATCACCACTGGCAGAATCACTAATTGACACAGTGTATTTGGCACTTCTGAATGTGCTGGCCGAAAAAGTATCCAAAGTTTTTATTGAAGTTGGATTTCCTGCCGCCCTGCCCAGTTTCAATTTGTGAATATTAACAGTAGTATCTGTGTTTTCCTGATTGTTACGTGCTCTTAATTCAACATTTGCTCCATTCACCGCTGTAGAAAAGTTCATCAACGGCGTCGTAGTTGAATGTGTGCTGATGTTAGGTCCATCTTGCATAATGAAAGCAGACGTTCCGTCTGTGACGATTCCTATGTCTGCAATCTGGCTTTCATTGTCACCATTTTTTCCCACAACTATGTAATTGACACCTTGATGATTTGCATGTTCAAATGTATCGATAACGTCATAAGCAAATTCATCCTGTGCTAAAAGATGAATCCGGAATGCATTTACAGTCGTGCTTGATCCTGAACTGGATGCCGCACTGAGAGTCACCGTATTTGATCCGTCGTGGTCCGCTGTCAAAGTCAGCTGTGCGGAGTCCTTTGTAGATACTTCAGGACCATGTGCCACAAATGCAGTAGTTCCGTTTGTAACAACGGTAGCAGTAGATATTGATGAGGCCGATTCACCAGAGTTATTGGCAACAATCACATAATGAGCCCCACTATGACTTGAGTCCACAAAAGAATCAATGGCAGTTGCCGAACTTGAAATAGTAACAGCACCGATAGTGTTGAAATCTGTGCCTGCCGAATCAGATTCATTATCGGCTAACCTTATTCTATAAAATTTTATTTTGACATCAGGCGAAAGTGGATCGGCCAAAATCCTAACATTACCGCTCGAATCTATTTCTGTGGTAAGGGTAACTAGAGATGTATTAGAGTTGTGTTGATTGTATGTTGTTATAAAAGACGATGTACCATCATGCACAACCAAAGCCTCCATATTAGTGATATGTCCGTTCACAGTGTCGTCGGCTGAAATGTAATATTTTGCTCCACGGAAACTTGCCTTGGCCCAAGAGTCCATTACTGTTTTGTTGGAAACAGGTGCCTTTAGTCTAACCGCATATGCTTGT